CTTGCGCGTGGGGGCGAAGTACTGGTTCACCAGGCGGGTCCGGTCGTTGACCGGCGTGACCAGGGACGCCAGCGGGTCCGCCCCCAGCCGCATCAGCGCACCGTTGGCGACGACGAGTTCGCTCTCAGCCATGGGGTTCCTCCAGGCGCTATCGTATCACGGGCAGTTGTTGGTCATCACCGGGAGCCCACAGGTGACGAGCTTCCCCGCGTTGGCCAGACCCGCCGCGATCCCAGGGCAGATGGACCGGGGGCTCACGGTCCCCGTGGGAGGCTCGTTGGACTTGATGACCTCCCGGCCCTGGTTGTAGGCCACGGCCCGCGTCGAGTCCCCCATGAGAAACATGTCCATCAGGGGCGACAGGTTCGACATGTCCTCGAACTCGCCCTGGAAGATGAAGTCCTCCCCGCCATTGTTCGACCAGAACAGCCGGACCCCCGTGCCCCCAGGGACCGCAGCAACCGCCTCCTCCAGGCCAATGGTCGCCACCCCCAGCCGGGTGTTGTTGTTCCCCGTGGGCTCCTGAACCGAGGCTGAGAAGTTCTCCCCAAGATCACAGGACACGCTGGAGCCCGTGGAGGTCCCGAGGCCCCCGGACTTGCCGAGCAGCACCCCGCCCGAGGACAGCAGCATCAGCTTCTGGGCATTGATGTTGTTGCCCCCCGCCTCGGTCCAGGACTCCCCGAGGTCATCGGAATACCAGACCGATGTACTCCCCAGCACCGCGATGATCCGCAGGAGCCCCGAACGATTCACCCCGATCACCTGAGTCGGCAACGAACTCCCGCCCCAGGGCGAGATCGCCGAGAGGTCGATCAACTGGCTCCAGGTCTCCCCGAAGTCCTCGGTCTTCCAGATTGCCGCGTGGCGGGTGGTCGAGGACCCCAGGGGCCCACTCGTTCCCTGCTCCAGCCCGAACATGCAGTAGTAAGTCGAGTCGATCTTGAAGAACCCACCAGAGAGCGACATGAAGCCCGCGCCACCGGGGGTCCCAAAGTCCTTGGCCGGGACCGTGAATAGATGGGCGACCTCCTGCCAGCCATTGAGGAACGGGTCCTCAGAATCCGGGTCCCAGTTGACCGCGATCTTCACATGGCCCGGCCCGGACTTCCCGTTGACCGAGACGAACGCAACCGAGTGCCCGCCGATCAACGCGAAGGGAACCCCCTCGATGTTGGCGAGGGCAAACGGCCCGTCCCGACGGAGGCCCGTGATCGCCAGGCCACCATCTTCCCCCGTGATCGGATTCGAGCCCCCAGGGTAGGTGAATTCATCCCCAGCGGGCGTCCGACGCACCATGCCCCCGCCGATGTAGACCATCCCATCATCGGGGCTGGCGGTGATCAACGTGGTGCGGTAGGGGAAGTACGCATCGTCGTCGATGGACATGGCCCCCTGGATCGGGAGCGCAGAGCCGCCCAGCGACACCCGGAAGTCCGGGAGGTCTGCGCGGCGTGACCAGCCGGTGGGTCCGAACGGCATGGAAAGAAGGGGGGTCCCGAGTTACCCCGAGACCCCCCGTGGTTCCTCTACTTCAGGCTGCCGTAGACGACCACGACGTAGGCATCGCCCGCCGCCGCCGAGTCGCCCGTGTCGATGGTGATGGTGATGTCCACCTGCTCCTTCGAGTCCAGATAGAACGGGGCTGCGGCCGGGAGCGAGAAGGCCGCGTCGATGGCCGCCCCACCCAGGTCCAGGTTGTCCGCGAAGGCGTTGTCGTCGGCGTTCACGGCATCGCCCGACTCGGCATCCGTGTAGGCCCCGTGGCCGACGTGGAGGTCCGCGTCGGTCGCGCCCTGCGGGCAGATGATACGGCAGAGGTCCGGGAAGATGATCTTGCGGCCAGCGGGCAGGAGCACCATCTGCGCCGCGCCCTGGCCAGCCGCCGTGAAGGTGAGCTTGCCGACGGAGACGCTCAGCTTGCCGTCCCAGTCCGGCGACTTCACCTGCTCGACGGGCTCCGACTGATACTGCGTGTACTCCCGAGACATCGTGGGGGTCAGCGCCATGTTCGTGTCCTCTCTTTCGTGTTCTTTTAAGGCCGGGGGGCCCTCGCGGACCCCCCTCGCCTAAGTTGTCAGTCCGGCTCGGCTACACCGTCTCCGAGCACTTGATCTCGACGATCTTGTTCTCCTGCATCCGGGTCGCGCCCATGCCCATCTTGGCATAGACGTACCAGGACCCGCGCTTGTCCCACCGCTGCACGATGTTCGTGCTGATCTCGGGGTTCTTGGCCGCGAGCACGCCCGAGCGGGCCCAGACGGGCACCCGGCGCTTCGAGGAGCCGTCCACCAGGAGACGCTCCGTGTGCTTGAACATGAAGCCCATGAAGGTGTTGAGTTCGCCCTGGACGAGCGCCTTCACGGAGTTGAAGTCCGCCGAGGTCACCTGCGTGGTGCTGAGCAGGTTGGCCAACTGCTTGGCCCCCACCGCGATGTAGAACTCCTCGCCCGAGAGGTCGTTCTCAGCGGCCCGCAGGAGCCGCTGCGCCTCGATGAGCTTGGTGATGGTCAGACCCGAGTCCGCGCCGCCGAAGTTGGCAGCGATCTGCTGGCCGGAGTCGAAGGACACCGAGGTGGCCCCCTCCTTGCCGGTGAACGCGGTGCCGAACATCGCGTCGATGATGATGTCGTCCTGCTTCCGGCCCAGCGCGTAGGCCGCGTTCTGGGAGTACGGGTTGGCCGGGTCGATGAGCATCCGCACCTTGTCGATGGTGTCGATGAAATCGCCCCAGTCGAAGAAGCGCAGGGTGACCCGACGCCGGTCGTGGGGGGTGTTCACCTGGGGAGAGTCCCCGTGGCGGGTCGTGATCTCCAGCGCCTCGGTGGGACCGATCTGCTCCCAGAACTGCTCCTCGGAGTTCTGGCTCTCGTTGCGGACGCAGTTGACGAGGCGGGCTCCCTTCTGCTGGAGCAGGTACTCCACCGTCCCGTGGTACTGCTTGACGAATGCTGTCGTGATCTGGTCGCTCATTGAAGTGCCTCCTCTGGCACGAAAGTTTGACTACCTTTCACTTCGCCGGAGGAGTGTCCCTTTCGGGGTCCGCCTACCAGGTGGGCGGGCCTGGCTGCCCGTGAGCGGGTGTCCTTTCGGGTCGCTCTATTGGGGGTATATCAAGGGGCGGGGGCTGATGTCAACCCCCACCCCAAGATTTTTGGCTAGACCCGGTTGTGGACGACCTCGTACCAGCCCTGCATCTGGAGCACGGCCTCCTTGTGACCGGGGGCCCGCTCGTTCCAGTAGGGGTGGTTCTTGTCGTTCATCACCGCCGCGATCTTCTCCTGAGCCTCGTTGGGCCGAGCCGAGAGGTTCTCGACCTTCATCAGGCCATCATCGGCCAGCATCTTGCCGATCTTGCTGAAGAACTTGACGACCCGAGGGTCGTTCCCGGCCCCAGTCTCCGCCAGCGCAGCCTGGAGATCGGCCCCGCCATGCTCAGCCACCAGCCGGTGGGTGTAGCCGAGATTGATATCCGCAGCCGCGCCCCACTCGGCCTTGAGGACCTCCATGCCCTTCCGCTGCTCCTCGGCGTACTCCTGGCTGAGCGCGGTCTCGCGGGCCAACTCCTGCTCCACATACCACTTCTCCAGCGCCGTGACCTGGCCCTTGGAGAGCTTGGCCCCGTGGGCGACCTTCCGGAAGCCCCCGATCATCGCCTCGTCGGCCTTCCGACCCTCGGGGGCCGCGAACGCCTCGTAGCCCTCGGGGTTGTCAGGCACACCGAGCTTGCCCCAGAAGACCTTGGCGGCCTCCGGGTCGGTCTTCTCGTTGGGAATCTCCACCCGGCTCCCCAGCATCTTCTGGAGGTTCACATGGGCGGTCGCCAGGTCGGCAGGCGACTTGTACTTCGAGAGCGTCTTGTCGGCCTTCAACTCCGGGGTCCAGCCCTCGCCGTCCATCCAGGCGTTGGGAGCCGGGGCAGGGGCCGGAGCCGGAGGTGTGCCAGCGGCGGGAGTCTCCCCAGCGGGGGTCCCAGCGGGCTTCTCGTCAGGCATGACTACTCCTCGTTTTCCTCAAGGATGGCCACCTGTTGGGGCCCCTTGGTGTCATCGAGGGTCGCGTCCATGAGCGTGAAGCCCGCAGCCATCGCGGCCTCGATGCCCAGAAGGATCGAACGCTGACCCTCACGGTAGTAGGTCTCCCGCTCCGGGTCCTTCATCCCCGGCTCGTAGGAGGGGCGAGCAAGCGTCCGACGGAGATCGTCGAGGACCTTCTTGCCCGTCTCGGTGCTGAACAGCGTGGCGTACCACATGAGGCGATCTTCCGGCTTGAAGGCCATCTAGGCTCCGATACCCCCGGTGGGAACACCCGCCCCGATGGCTCCGCCAGCCGGGAGAATCCCAGACTTCTGGGCCTCCATGAGCGCCTTGAGCGCGGGGGCCGCGCCGCCCACAGCCTTCATGGTCTCCTGAGCCTGAGCCGCCTGGGCCTGCTGAGCCTGGGCCTGCTTGCGCTCGTTGCGCTTGGCGTCCACGGTCTCCTGGTCATGGATGATCGACGGCGGGACCCCGGTGGCGATGGCGATGGTCTGGACCGTCTTGTCCACGTCGATGATGTCCAGGACATCGGGCTGGAACTCCGCCATGGGCACCACGAGTTGCAGGAACCGCTGGATCGCCACGGTCTCGGACAGCCGCTGGGCGCGAGCCAGGGGACCCTCGTACTCGATGTCGAACGCCCCACCCATCTTCCGGTACTCGACGAGCGCCGGGGGCATGGGCAGGAACCGCTTGCGCCGCATGAGGATGTTGAAGACCCGCTCCACGAGGGGTTCGAGGAACTCCGTCTCCAGGCGGCCCAGCGTGGGCCCGAGAATCCGCTGCATCAACTCGTAGCGGACCTGGACCTCGTAGGCCGTCATCTGCGGGCCTTCCTGCAACTGCAACTGGTCGGAGAAGAAAATCCTCCGGATGGCCGCCTGGAGCTTGTCCTCCTCCATGTTGGCCACGTCCACGCGCGCGGGGATTTGCAGGGGCTCGACGGCATCCATGTCCCGCACATGGGTGAGGCCACCAGGGATCAGCCTGGGGGTCCCCAGCACGCCATCGTCCCGAATCTTCAGCGGCGGCTGCACCATGACCGCCATCGCGCGGAGCTTCAACTCGCGGAGCTTGTTCAGCGTCTTGGCATCGGGAAGCGCGGTGTAACCGGGGCTCCGCCCGTACTTCTCGCCGGAGGTCTTGGTCCAGCGGGCCACGGCGAAGGGGAACTCGTGGAAGCCCCCCTCCTTCAGCACCACCTGGTCCTCCATCGCCACGTACATCGAGGCGAAGGGCCGGTTCTTCGGCGTGTCCCCAGAGGCGTCGTAGCCCTTGGGCACCGAGCGCCGGGGGAAGATCGCGTGGATGAAGTCGAACTCCTGGTCCGGGTTCCCCTTGGTCGGATCGAGGTTCTTCTTGATCCGGTCGGGAAGGTTCTCCTCGCCGAACATCGACTTGGCGTTCCGGGCCGAGAGCTTGAACTTGTACATCAGCGTATCGACCCGGCCCTCCTCGTTCTCGTCGATGACGTAGGTGCCGGGGACCAGGGTCTGGAACCGGAGCCCCGCAAAGGGCTTGTTGGGCATCGGCTTCTTCTCGTCGATGAAGATGGCCGCCGTGCCCACCGTGGACAGGTCGATGTAGAACTCGTGGGCCTCCGAGGAGAAGTTCGACTCCCGAAGCTCGTCGTAGGTGATCAGGGAGGCGTCTTCCAGCCACTTGTCGGCGTCCGGGATCACCCCGAGAGCCAGGCCACGAATCCGGTAGAAGAACCACCGGACGGAGCCCGAGGTCAGAGACCCCTGCATGGAGGCCGCCAGCAACTCGACCGAGTGGATGGGCGTCGAGTCCATCAGCTTCTCGGTCTGCTTGGAGCCAGGGCTCCGCTGAAGCTGGATGTTCGACTTCCTCGGCATCATCAACTCGTTGATTTCCTGCCACGTCGGCGTCCAGAGTTGAAGGTCCGAGAACAGGTGATCCCAGCGCTTGATCAGTAGCTGCGCGCGCTCGTCCGCCACGAACTAGCCTCCGAGCTTCTGAACCGTGCCGGGCTGGCCCTGCGCCTGCTGGCTGGAGCCCAGGGCTGACGTGGCGATGGTGGACTGGAACCCACCCTCCAGACCCGCCTTGTAGCGCCGAGCCGCCCGCTTGTTCTGGACCGCCGCGTCGGACTCGCTGGGGGGCGCGGGGGTCGCCGGGGCCGGGCGGGCTCCCCCGCCTCCGCCACCGAAGAAGCCGCGCTGGTCGCGCATGATCTTCAGGAAGTAGCTGAGCATGGTCATATCCTCCCGGCCAAAGATTAGCACGGATTCGGCCCCTTGAAGTTTTCCAGCGCCATCGTGGGATGCCCACAGATGTCCAGCCTCCGGGCGTTGCCCCGGAACTTGAGCGCGGCGTCCGCCAGGGTGAGCGCGATCAGCGCCGAGCCCACCATCTGGATCGCGGTCGTCAGGCTGGCTGAGCCGGTCAGGGCAATGGTGGAGGCCCCCGCCAGGTTGATGACCGTCGAGAGCGCGCCCATCGAAGTGAGCGCGATGGCTGAGGTCCCAGCCAGACTCGCGTCCTCATCGGTCAGGAAGACCTCGGGATTGAAGACCTCGCCGGAGTAGACGGACATTAGATCATCACGTCAGCCCACATATGGGCCTTCGAGGTGCCGATGGAGGTATCGGTCGCGGTGCAAAGGGTAGCGGTCCCCCCGCTGACGCGCCCGAGCAGGGAGAGCAGATGGCGACCCTCCGTCAGAATCTTGGACAGCGAGAGGCTCCAAGCATTCCGCTGGTTGGACGCGGAGATCGTCTGACCGACATCCGAGGTCGGCGTCGTGGTCGAGTCGATCCCGAAGCCCATGTGTGAGGCGTTGCCCCCGGAGTTCGTGGACACCGTGCCGCTGGCCGCCATGAAGACCGCTTCGTCGGCCCAGGTGAGGAACTCCAGGCTGATTTCCGAGTTGACATCCGCCCAGTTGGCCGTGTTGTTGAACGTCCGGTCGGCGGAGTAGGTCCCGTGGAGGTCCTTGCGCTGGCGGTTGTAGTAGTTGGCCAGGAGTCGCCGAGCGTCGGAGTCCACGAAGGTGCCGGGAGTCCCCGCAGCGGTGTACAGCATCCCACACAGGGTCCGGGTCTCGTCCCCGATCATCACCGGGACACCCGTGTCCGCGTCCAACTCCCACGCGGTCTCCGAGGCTTCCAGGGTCAGCGTGTCCGAGTCATCGAAGGCGTAGATGTAGTACAGGGTGTCCGCATCGAGCCCGGTGTTGTCCATCGTGACCCCGGCTTCGGGGATCACCGCCGCGAGCCAGTCGGCTCCAACCTTCAGGGGGATGTACGCACCGATATACCGCTGGAGGCTGATTTCCGTGGTCGAATCGACCTGGAGCCGCCCCTGGAACGGTGCAACGTTGACAAGATCGGTGGCCATCTACGCCACCGTGACCGCGAGCGCCCCCACGTCGAAGAACGGAGCCGGGTCCCCGCTATTGACGGTCTTGGGAACCGTGAGCGCTCCGTAGCAGAGGAGATTCCCACCCGAGGCCGCATCCCAGATGCCGAAATGCGTCACCACGCCCCAGTTGGCTGAGGGAGCCGGGAACGTGAGGGAGGCGAGATTCGCGGAGAGCCCAGCGGTGAGCGAGGGAGCCGACCAGTTGAGGTCGTCCGCGTCACGCTGGACCCGCGCGTAGGAGCCCCCAGAGACCTCGGTGCCCGAGGCGTCGTCCGCAGGGTTCGCGGTATGCAGCGAGACGTGTCGCGCGGTGGTCTTCGCCCAGGTGGCTGAGCGGAGCAGATGGGCCCGAATCTGGCCCTCCAGGTAGTCAGATGCCTGGGACATGGCCTACTTCGGGAAGATCGTCAGCAGGGAAGACGCGGTGATCGCGGCGACCTCCAGGCCCGTGACCTCGAAGTCCCCGAGGTCCACGACCACGGTTCCGGAGACCGGAGCCCGCAGCGTGGTGATCAGGGCCCCCGCGCCGTCTTCCAGGGTGACCGCACCCACCGCCGCAGCCGGAGCCGCATAGACGAGCAACCCCGGCTTCACCTTCTCCGTGTCGAACAGGACGGCAGCGGTGTCCACCGTCAACCGCCCGGTCTGAGTCAGGTCGTTCGCCATGGGTTCTCTCCTAGTTCTTGTAGTCGGACTGGGACACGTTCTGGAGGATGTCGTCGTTGGAGGTGCCCGTGCCCTTGACCTGGCAGGTGATCGCGGCCCCGTCGTCCTCGGTGAACGTGTGCTGCGAGTGACGCTCCAGGTCGAGGCCCACCCAGCACTTGATGACAACCCGCTGGGCATCCGAGCCCGTGCGGTAGACCTCGATCTCGTAGGACCAGGCCAGGTCGTTGGGGTTGGCCGTCACGTTGTTGAGCACGATGTCGGCCGCCGCGCCGAACTTGAACTCCAGGGTCTTGGGGTCCGCGTTGGCCGCGAAGTGGCCGGTGCCCTTGAGGATCAGGAGCTTCTTGTCCACTTCCAGGTGGGCGGCAGGGATGACATGGGAGTGGAGGTTGGTCTCGCCCGCGCCGACCGAGGCGGCCTGGGTGACGTTCACCAGGGAGAGTGGTGAGCCCCGCTTCTCCAGACGCCAGCCATCGTCTTCGGCGGTGCGCCGGACCATGGCATCGCCGTCGGACCCGCCATCGACGGTCAGTGAATCGTTCCACTCGTCGGGACCGACCTCGGTCTCCGAGCCCGCGTCCTCGACCGTGGAGACGAACCGATGAAGAATCTCTCCCGCCATGGCTTACCGCCCCCTCTCGTGGCCGTACTTCTTCTGGGACCATTGACGGCGCTCGGCATCGTTGAGCGCCTTGTCGATCTCGCGCTTGGCTTCGCGCTCCTCCCGCTTCCGCTCGTCCTTCACCTTCTCCAGACGGCGGGAGAATTCGTCGCTGACGGACGCGCCCATGCTAGTAGCCGGGACGCTTCTTCTTGCGCTTGCCCATGGCTACCTCACGCGCTCGATCCGGACCCGATACCGCTCGGGGCCGTTGGCAGCGGGCATCATGGGGCCCGCACCGTTCAGGTCGATGGTCGTGATGTCCGGCTGGGCATCCCCGGAGCCATCCGCCGCTGCCGTGGACAGGCGACCGTCCTCCGCCGCAGGGCTCAGCACGAGATCGGTGCCCCCGTTGGTGGTGATCCGCATGTTGATGTCCACGTTCAACTCGATCTTGTCGCCGTAGGCCATGGGGTCTCCCTCCCTAGTGCTTGAACACGTCGAACTCGGTGTCGGCCATCTCCACAGGCGGAGTATGCGCGAAGGGGGACCAGGCTGTCAAGGCCATCGGGGACGGGAGGTTGCCCTGCGCCTGCCAGGCGAGCGCCCGGTAACGCAGAGCATCCGCCGCGTGGCTGGAGTAGTCGTGGACCGGCTTCTGGGACCAGACGCGAAGCTCCGGGTCCCACTCCCTGTGGTAGGCCACCAGGAGGTCCAGGAGCCGCAGGACGTTGGGATGATCCCGGAACATGGCTCGGGCCAAGAAAACCCGGCTGGCGTTGATTCCTTCGGCCAGGGCCACCTTCGGGACGATCTGCACGGGACCCAGGAGCCCCGGCTTGAAGCCCAGGTCCCAGGCGGTCTGGACGCGGGTTTTCCCCGAGGAGAACTCGGTCACCTTGCCGTCATGGGGCCAGTAGTGGCGGCCATAGAGATACCCAGCCTGCTGAAGCCACTTCGCATAGACCTCCAGGCCGCCGCCCTTGCCCTCGTGGAAGTCCACGACGTAGGGGACCTGGCCCAGGGTCTGGGTGAGGATGATCGCCGTGGAGTCGTCCACGCCGAGGTCCCAGGCCGTGTCCACCGGGGAATGCTTGGCGAAGTACTTGGATTGGATGCGGGATTCCAGCCGGGCCGAGGAGATCAGGTCGCCGTAGTAGGAGCCCTCCATCGCGCCCTCGAACGAGCAGAAGTACTCCTGCTGAATCGTCTCCTCGGACATGCCCGAGGCCCGCTCCTCGTCGATGATGTCGGGGCCCACCACCGGGAGTCCCGATTCGCCGGGCGCGTCCCGCTTGGTCTCGTCCACGGTCTTGAGCGAGCAGAACCACTGGGGGTTCTGGCGGGCGATGTTGTAAATCTCCCAACCCCAGTTTTTCCCACGGGGCGTGAAGTTGAACACCGCCCAGCCCCCGTTCTCGGCCAGGATCGGGCGGATCAGCGTCCAGGCCATGGGGTTCTGGATCGAGTACTCGCTGAACACGCAGCCCACGGGGTTCGTGCCCACCACCCGGTCGATGTTGTCCGTGCCGATGATCTGGAACCGGGAGCCATTCACGCAGGTAATCGACATCTCGGTCTCGTTCCGCTCAGGGAACAGGGACTTGGGGAAGTGGTCGAGGAACCGCTTGCCCTCCTTGTCGATGGCCTCCCAGATGGCCTTGTTGCCCTGGGTGTAGGTGGGGAAGAAGTAGAAATACGTCCCCACGCGCTGGAGCATCTTGGCGATCAGGAAGTTCAGGCAGGTCTTGTCCTTGCCGGAGCGGCGGTGCCAGACGAGGACCGCGCGGAGGCACCCGGCCTTCATCGCCATGAGGAAGTCACGCTGGTAGGATCGAGGCGCGTAGCCAACGGGCAATTGAATGGGCGGCACGAGGGGAGGATGACATGGCTGATGCATTTCGTCAAATCGCCGAGGGGCTCTACCACCAGGCCGGGGGGAATCGGGTCATCTGCTGCCAGGTCTGCCACGCCGAGGTCGAGGGCAACTACGCCTTCCTGCCGGAGAAAAGCTGGTGCCGGGGCTGTGGGCACTGGGTCCCGGTCTATCACCCCGGCTGTCAGTGGCACCCGGAGACCAGGGACTCCCTGGAGGACTGGCGGCGGTATCAGCCGCCCCAGGAGTTTTACTAGGAATCGTCATTCTCAGCCAAAATAAAAATTTGGTTTTTAATATTTGTGAATCACAAAGGAATCCCCCTGGCAGAGAATCGTCATTCCGGCCCCTCTATATACAGTATTAATATACCCTTCTGCTATAAGCAGAAGGGATAAAGGATATCTATATACTATATAGCCCAGCCGCCAGCCTGGTGGGCTGGCTCATCCTGGGCTGGTATACGGTATCCTGCCCAGCCGCCCTTTGGAATCAGGGACTTGGAAAGATTGATCCTCAACCGGGAGGGGCTCGCCGCCAAGCTCGCCCCTCGTATACGGGCCACGACGGGTTCGCCGCGTCAAGCTGGGAACACCCTGTTCTCTAGGTGACGGGGTGGTTGGAGATCAGGACCCGGTGGGGGCCCCCCTGGGAGTCCAGGAGGTTGAGGAGCTTCATCAGCGCGGCGCGGGACTCAATGACGATATCCGAGCCCCGGCGCAGCCCGACGATGATGCAGCCCTCGGTGTCGGAGATCGTGTTCCCGGTGTGGATGCGGATGCCGGTGAACCCCGGAACGTCCTTGAGCAGCGGCAGCCGCTCCTTGAACTTGGGAGAGTGGGTGACCTCGACCTCGTACTCTCCAGCCGGGATCGCGGTGGCTCCGGGCACCTTGGGCCCCTCCCGCACCGCGTCCTCCAGCGTGTAGGCGAGGAACACACCCCCACTCCCCAGCTTCCCAATCGTCCTCACCGAATCCAGGTCATACCTGACGATTTCGAGGTCCACGGTGTTCCTTTCCAGGGAGCCGGGCTCCCACGCGAGGCTCAGGAACCAGAATCGCTCCCCACGCCCGGCTGGGACTCCGCCAAATTCTTGGGGGTGGTGGGGGGTGAATTTTGGAAATCGGGCATGAAATTTGCAAGCTCTGCCTGCGCGTGCGCGGGCATGTGCTCGGGTAGCGCGGGCGGGCCCGCGTCTACATGCGCGGGGGGTGCATTTCCCGTGCCACCTGCCCAGTCCGGGAGCATCACCTGGATTGCAATACCCGTGCCAACGACCTTGGCAAGCTCGCCTGACAGTGAGGCAGAGGTTTTCTCCAAATTAAACGCAGCCCTAGCGAGCGCGTCCACTTCCATTGCCCCGGTTTTCCCCAGAGGTTGAGAGAGCCGATTGTCAAGCTTATCAAGTACTTTCGTCCCAACCCTGGCAAGCCGCTTGAGGTTGCGGGAGCGGATTTCGGCCCGCAAAGCCTTGATAAACAAGGGGTTATCGTGCCGACGGGTCACCCGCCAAATGGTGCTCGGCGAGACCCCCCAGTGTTCCGCAAGTACGCGAATAGGTTGACCGCCAGCGACGGCGGCGAGGATTTGCTGCTCCTGTTCGCTGCTAATGAGGGCCTTTGGTCCGGGCATGTCCCTATCTTGAAACATGTGCCGAAAACTGTCAAGGGGTGACGCAATTTGTGTCACCTGCTTTTCCCCTTGCAAATCGCAGGGTTGCGGCGCGTTTGGGTGGAAAAATGCCCTGTTTGAGGTGCCGAAAATGGTCACTTCGAGAGGGGGCCAGGTCAATGAAAACGGGCACTTAGCGCTTGGCACGGGTCTGGCAGGAGCAAGGGCCGTCGCAAGCGGGGCACCGGGCCAGTAGGGGGCCGGACGCGGCGACAGGCACCGGGCGGACGTGATGCCCGGACAGGGGGCCCGAGGTTAGGTAGCCCCCGCAAGAGTAGGCGGACCAAACGCCTGTAGCGGCCAGAGGGCCACGGGCCAATGGGGGCCGAGGGTAGCGGGGCAGACGCCGAAACGGCTAGGGCGGCCAACCCCGGCAAGTTAGCGAAATGCCAAGTGGTAAACCCGCGAGTAGGGGTCTTGCGTAGACTCGAAACCCCCGAAACACGGTACTCGGGCATGGATGCTAGCGGGTCTGACGTGGCAAGGGTTGCACCCTTGACCCACAAAGTACACGTTGACAAGCCTTTAGGGCCCGGAACACGCCTAAGCTTGGCAAAGCCTAGCGCCATGCGTCTCTGGCACGCTGGGAAAGGTAGGCTAGCCAATGGGGGCCGATACTTAGCCCCTAGCGAGGGTAGGAACAGCGACGGTAGCCCGGTGGGAACGTCAACGGGCGGCAAAGTTTCCCGACACTTACGCGGGGCAAGCAAGCCCCGTGCCACATGGCCAAACGACGGGCGCAAACACTGGCCCGCTACCGCGCCATGGCATGGGGCTTGCAAGCCTTACGCGAGCGGAGGGGTGCGGGCGCAAGCCCGCATTAACGCGCACTCAGGGGTCCCAAGCCCCCTATCCCAAACCCACTCAGGAGGGAATCCCATGTACACCGTCGAATGCAAGTGTGGCTACAAGTCCACGCAGCCGCGCGAGGAGAAGTCCGCCCAGATTCTGGCCGAGTATCACGAGGCCCTGAACAAGAAACGCGCCTACGCGCATGATGCGTGGCCGGTACGGATTCAGGGCTAAATACCACGCGGAGGGGTGCGGGGACTGAACACCCCCGCATTAACGCGGCTAGCTGGTCCCAAGCCCAGCTATGGGTCTTAGGCCGCCAACCCATACTCAGGAGACACCACCATGGACGCGATGAACACCACGCAGGAGACTCAGGAGATTCCCGAGAAGACTCAGGCCGAGTTGGACGCGCTCAAGCTCTGCCCGGAAGCCCAGGCGGCCGCCCGTCTCGTGGGCGCGTGGATTTGGGCCGAGTTTCCGAGCAAGCCCAGCCCGGATACGCTCACGTTCCTGAAGGCGCGCGGCTATCGGTTCAACCCTAAGCGCAAGGTCTGGCAGAATGCCTGCGGGGTGTTCACGCGCCGTGCGCCCTATGACCCCCGCGAGAAGTACGGGGTGCTCAAGGTCGAGTCGCTGGGCTAGCTGAGGGGTCAGGGGGCCCGAGCCCCCTGATTAAAGCGCAGCCACGGTCCCAAGCCCGTGGGAGGAGGAGTACCATGCGCCGATTCCAGAAAGGCCCCTGGACGGTCAATCTGGGCCGTCTGGGCACCGTGGGTGTTATCGCCCACCAATGGGACGGGTTCGCACTCAGGGGCCCGTGCCGTCCGTTCGGGACGTTTCACTATCTGTGGCTCACGCTGGGATGGGTGAGCATCCGCATTCGAGGGGAGGTGTAAATCTATGGCGGAGACCCCAGAGGAGACGCTGGCGTCGGTCGTGGCAGAGGTTCAGGCCGAGGAGGCCAACCTGGAGTCTCTAGAGACTCCGGAGCCCGAGGAGGAGATCAAGCCCCTGGGCGACAATGATTGCATGTACTGTCGCCAGGAGTTGATCGAGCCTCGCCACGATGAGTTGGTGTGCGACGGCTGTCTGTTCAGCCGCATGACGGTCGAGGATCGGTGCGCGTGGGTCTACCACGCGCTCAAGGTTGCGGCGGGGAAGTCGGCCAAGTACAACGATTTTCTCGCTGTGCTCAAGGCCGAAACCGAGGTGGCGGTGACGCTGGCGAGTGGCAGAGACGCCAGGCTGGTCTACCAGTATTCGAGGGGACTGACGGAGGCGCTCGAATTCTGTGTCTCGGTCGAGAAGACCCCGTTTCCCATCGAAGCGTACAAGGAGTATGTCTCCAAGCGGCCCCAGATTTGGGGCGACTAAGGGGGTGACGCGGTGAGCAAGCTCGAAATCCTCGTCGGTGGCCTGTTCCTACTCTGGGGCGGGCTGCATCTGCTGTTCCTGATCTACAAGATTCGGAATCTCCGGTGAGCCCGCCCAAGCTCAAGCCGGTGCTGCCACGGAACGTCTACACATGCAAGTGTGGACAGGGCACCCTGGACCCCAAGCAAGCGCTCGCCCATATTCAGGGCTGCGACGGACCCCTCGTGGTCCATGCGGAGGGGACGGAGGCAACGTTCGTGGCTCCCAAGGGACCGGGTGAGACCCAGGTCTTGGAGGGGGCCGTGTTGCACATGGACGGCAGGACCGGGACGATTGGATTCCCGGAACACTCTAACTAGGGGGTGAGGATCAATGGCCGTTCCGTCTGGCATCATCACCAAACAGGTCGGAGAGAAGGTCTACGTGCTCGTGGGCTTGAAGGACAAGGAGGCCCCGCGCGACGACGCCTATGGTGAGCCATTCTGGCTCCGATGGGACACGGTGGAGACCCCGATGGGTGAGACCGTGCCCGAGGGCAAGCGGGTGAGCGCGGCAGTCAATCTGCCCCTCTAGGTGAGGGCAAGGGGCCCGCGCCCCTTGTAAACCGCATGTGGGGTCCCAAGCCCCCACGGTCAGCCCATGGACAAGAATGAATTTGAGGAGATGATGGAGTGGGTGGCGATTCCGCCGCCCGCTTGCTTCTCGAAGCCCGACAAGAAGGTTGAGATCGAGCAAGTCTACGAGGGCAAGGATTCCCATGGGCAAGCGCTGTACTCGTCACTCAAAATCACCGTCAAAGGAGGTGACTACGTGAAACTCATTGGCATCACGGCGGCTGAGTTTGCTGCCATCGCCCAGAAGGTGGACCCAGGAGTCCAGTGGAAATCCACGGGGGCCCCTGCGGGCACGGGCGAGGAGGGGTTTCTCTCCTACAAGGCGTCCACGTATTCCAAGCACAAGCTCATCAACAAGATGGGCGAGCCGTTCAATAAGCCCTGTGGACACGCGACGGCGGCCATGGTCTCGGCGGCCATCAAGCACCACAAGGAGTTGAATGGGATTCAGGTCACGATCTGGGCCGCCAAGCTCAAGTTCAACAAGTACTCGCAGATGTCGCACTACAAGCACATGGCGGCCAAGGTGAACGAGGGGTTCACCTGTAAGTGCGCGGAGTTGGGGTTCCCTCAGTACTCGGCAAGTGGGGCGGGAGGGGTCACGATGGAGTCGCCCCTGCCCAAGCCTGTGGATTCTCTTGGGGAGTGGGCCAAGAAGGCCACGATGGAGTATCCCAAGCCCAAGCCTCCCAAGATTCTTGAGCATCTGCTCAAGGACCCCGAGGTTGGGGTGGTCAAGCCGGTGCCGCCCAAGCCGGTGCATCCGGATATTCAGTACGATCCTCTTGGTGGCCCCTCGCTGCCCCCTGGCGATGCTCAGGCTATTCCGGGGAAGCGTAGGGACATGCACGCGGCAACCTGTGGCGTATATGTGCTGGAGGAGATGTACGTGGCCCTGGAATTGCTGGAGCGTAGTCAGGAGGGTGAGGTCACCCGGCGAGACTTGGATTTCATGCGCCGGGAGAGCTTCAAGGGTCGGCTGCGCGTGTTCCGGCGAGCCTATGCCGAGCGGCTGGCAAGGAATTTGTTTGACTTCTGCGTCATGGCCAGCTACGGAGAGGCGCGCCACCGGGACGGCCACTACTACGCGATGGGCGAGGGGTCGGCTCAGGGGCGCTCAGCGGCCTATCTCAAGGCCACGAAGTACGACCCCAAGTATCTGATTCCCCTGCTGGAGCGGATGTTCTGCTGGGTGTCCTGGGGCGGCACGGATAATACGGGCTATGGCGGCCCTCGCTGGGGCAACATCGCCATCACGGCGGGGCGGTACTACGACCTCTTGGAGAACCCGGTGTTGTTCGTGGACCATTGCGTTGATCTGGTCCACAACGGGGGCATGGCCTTCAACAAGGGGCACATCATCACGAATCCTTCGGACCAGCACGAGTACATGGCCATGCTGGACGAGAAGCGGAATGGGAGCCTGCTCAAGTGGAAGGGCCACAATCTTCCCATGGCCCCCGAGGTCATGTCCCTGGTCATCGAAGCCTGGGGCTTGGGGATCATCGAGAAGCCGCTGGCAGAGATTGTCCCGGTAGACGAGCCCCTGGTCCCCACGATTGCCTGGGGCGACAAGAAGCCCGGCAAGATGTCGTACCTGACCCCGGTGCTGGAGAAGCCGATCTACTGGAAGCCCGAGAAGAAGAAGTCCAAGGAGGAGTTGGCGGCTGAGAAGGCGGAGAAGGCTATGGCCTACCAGAAACTGATGGAGAAGAAGAAGGCGAAGCTCGCGGCCACGCACACGCCGGAGCACTATCCGGCAGAGAGGAAGGACTAGATGGGAAACGGGAATCATCATCCGAGCGCCCGTGAGGCCCGGTGTTCCGGGCACAGCGCGGCCATCAAGGTGTTCAACAGCCCGGTGAAGGTCTTTGCCGGGGGCTTCACGCCGAGAACGCCGATTCCAATCGGCGCGACGGTGCTGGACCTCCATGGGGGGTTGCACAGCCCAATCACGGGGCACCCCATGCTGGAGTCGCAGGTCATCAAGATCAACTGGCCCGACATGAGCATCCCGGCCATCGACCGTGACGGCTGGCTGAGGGTCGCACGGGTGCTCTCCAACCTTCGGCGGCCTTTGTTCGTCGGCTGCGGCGCGGGCCACGGTCGCACGGGCACGGCCCTCGTCATCATCGGGTGCCTGCTCGGCCAGATTCCCAAGAAGGCCGACCCGGTGGTCTGGATCAGGGATCACTACTGCGAGAACGCGGTGGAGACCACGAGCCAGATCAAGTACATCGAAGCCATCACGCTCAGGTCGAGCGCGGCCAAGCCGAGCCACGGGAGCGGCAACTGGTCGAGCCAGACCTCGTGGGAGCGACGGGACGAGCCCAAGTGGGAGGAGCCCCGTGGGGGAGCCCGGTCGAGCGGCCCCTATGGCGGGGGCACGGTCAACTACCCCGCGACGCAGCCCAAGCCCAACTTCGACCGGATGTTCCCCAAGGGTGAGGAGCGGCGCGCGACGCCCGTGGAACACCTCAACGACCCGGAGTTGAATCCCAACTCCACGCTGAACCGCCTCTAGGAGGGGGCGTCTAACATGGCAGATGTCAAGGTTCTTCCTTCCCTTCGGAAGGATAGCAAGGCGGTCTATTTCCCGTGCCAGATCAGGAAGACCGGGAGTGCCCAAGCCCGGCTCCAGGTCAGCTACGGGTCGGGCAAGCACTTCACGGAGGAGACGTTCGTCGTGA